TGGCCGTGAAACGGCTGGGTGACGACGTATTTGTATGCAGTGTCTGCCATTGTGAATCCTCTTACGGATCGGTCGTGATCGTCGGCGGCTCAGTCGGTGCGTACCAGTTGCCGCCTTGAATCTGGAATTGTGCCGACGTGATCACGTAGCCGGGGAATTGTTGCAGCGTTGCGTATTCGGCTTCGTAGATCAGATCGCGGCGGTAGATCGTCTGCGCCTGCATCTCGTCGGACGTGCTGGTGCGGTTGTAGGTCAGAACCATCTGCGACGTGTCCGGCAAACTGACCACGACATTTTCCTTGAACAACACGTCGATGGCGGCGGCCAGCGTGGCGCGGCTGGCATGATCCGGTGCCCACACCGTCACCATGACGCCTTGGCGTTGCCGGTGCGTGACCTTGGCCAGCGTGCCGACCGAGCCTTGCCGCACCGTCATGTAGGCCCAGCCGTCGATGGTCAGCGAACTGACGCCGTCAGTGCTGACATCGTAGATGCCGAACGCATTGATCTGCGCCACCAAGTCATTGAGGATCGCTGGCAGTGTCGGTTGTGACGACGACGCGGTGTTGGTGTTGTCCAAGATCACCGTCAGATATTCGCCGGGGACCGGCGTGCCGGTGACGGTGATCTTGTCGTCAACGACCGTGGGCGCGGTCAGTCCATAGTTCGGATCAATGATGGTGTAGGTGTCGTCGAGTATCTGAAACACATTGGCCGCCGCGCCCGGCATCGGATAGACCGAGACGTTCGCCACCTTGCCGCCCGGTCGCGGATGCGGCATCGGCGGCGTGCCAGTCAGCACTTGCCCGGCGACATCCAGATCAAGCTGTGCCGGAATCGGCCAGCCTTCGTAGATGCGCACATCCATGTGCGCGACCGATGGCTGGCTGGTGCCGTTCGGATAGACCGCTTGCGTGGCCAGCGTTTCGATCATGCGGGTGACATCGGACAGATCGGCCACGTGTCACGCCTCCAAGCGAACGCACTCCAAATTCCACTGCAACGAAGTCCAACCCGCTGCGCCGACCAGATAGCGATAGCCGTCATCGTCCACGATGATGTCTTTGTCCCTGATGCCGAACTCGGGGATCGCATCGACCGGAATGCCGATTGTCCACGATGTCAGGTAGACGATGTCAGCAGGCAGCGGTCCTTTGCTGCGGCCCGCCGACTTGGTGGAAATCACGGCCGGGATATTGGTGTAGAGCACCTGCTCCTGACCAGTGACGGTGCCGGTGTCCTGCGTCTCGCCGGAATAGCCGGTATCGCCAACCGCTGGCGTCTGCGTCTCTTGGGTGACGGTGCGGTGAATCTCGATCACGCGGTCGTAGATCAGCACCGAGCCTGCGGTCAGTCCGGGCGGCGTTGCAATCGCCGCGATTTCCCACGGTCGCAGCGTCGAGTTGGAATCCCATTTCGGCGGACAGTTGCCCATCAGTCGGTGCCCACGTCCTGACTTTCAATGCCAATCGGCGGGACCGGCGACGAATTGTCGTGCATGCCTTTCTGAAACACGGGCGGCACGCGATCCTGATCGAGTTCCTGATTGAACTTGTCGAACTCGGACGTGCCAGCGAAATACGGTGCTGCCGCACCGCTCGACGCCGCCTTGGCTTCGAACTGCAACGCCTGCCGCAGATACTGCTTCGACAGTTGCGAGTACGAAGCCCGGCCGCCGCCAGTCACGGCGAAATCGACCGAGCGCGAATATTTGGTCGCCAGCGCCCGGCACAGATCGGCACAGGCACCATAGAGCGTGCCGCGCGAGCCGATGGCGGCATTGATTTCTTCGTCCTGAAACTGTTGTTCAGAACAAAAGGTGTCGCCGATCAGGAAGCGCACCCGATACAGCGGCTTGTTCAGTTGATCTTGCGAATACGACCATGTCATCAGGCTGCATCCACGAATTGTGAACTGGCGACAACGAAGTTCGCTTCCATAGCGGTATCGACCGGCGCAGTACCCTCGAAGCGATAGAACCAAACGCCGGGCACGTCGGGATCGAGCGCCACCTGATAGACGCCGGTATCGATCTTGCTCGGCGTCATCGACGATTCGTTGCCATCGGGATCGAGAATCCGCACCGTCACTTCGCCGGGATCGGCCGGTTTGCCGGTCGGGTCAGCGAAATTCCCGGTGAGCACAATCGCCGTGCCAAGATCGTAACAGTTAGGACACCCCATCACGCACCGTTACCCTGCCTGCCGGTTGATCGCTGACACCGACTCTGAACTGAACCGAATCCGTGATCGTGACGATGCCGGGCACCGCCAGCACCTTGAGCACCGCATCGACTGACAACACGCCGCGACCGTTGAGCGACACATTGGCTGTCACTAACGCTCGCGCCAGTGCGGCGAGATGACCGCTGCCGAGCGCTCGCGCCGCGCCCGCCATCAGCGACGTGATCAGCGCGTTCAACACGCCGGACCCGCCGAGCGCGATGTAAGCCGCCAATAGATATTTGGTCGAGCCGACCAGCGTTGATGCACCGGATAATGTCGCACCACCCGCATAAGCCAGTTGCGCGACCGCCGCCACGGTGCCGCCGCCAGCAAACACTGTCGTATCGGCGAACAGCGGACGGCTCAGATTGACGACCAGCGCGCCGCTGCCTGCCAGTGTCGATTGCGCCTGCTGCAACTGCGTGGTCGCGGCGAACACCGCACCCGCACCCGCAAGCACCTGAACAATCGGTATCTGACCAGCTTTGAAGATGTCGGCGACCAAGCCGCCCGCGCCGCCTAGCTGGGTCTTGATAAGCTGGTTCTGCGCGGCGTAAGCGGTCAGCGCACCAGCGCTGGCCATCACTGCGCCGGTATTGCTGATCAGTCCCGCCGTGCCGACCATCGTCAGCGAGCCGCTGAGCACGTTTGGCACTATCGGGAGAATCAATCCTTCATGAACGATCAGCGAACCGACACCCGCGCCGATCTTGGTTGCCGCCATTAGAATTTCAACGACAACAGCCAATTCGCCGCCGCCGCCCGCGAAATGTGCCGCCGCCATTTCCACTTGCGTGGGAACGTCGCTCAGACTGCCTTGACCGGACAGTACGGCGTCGCCAACGGACCACTGACCTTCGTTGACGTTGACACCACCTGCACCGCTTAGCGCAGTGACCGCCATCATCAGTTGCGCGATCTGCGCATCGGCGATAGCGAAACTGCCGGTGCCGGTTAGGATCGGCGGGAACAGATTGAGTTGGCGGATCGCGTTGACAGCAATGACGCCAGAGCCAGCCATCACATTCGGCGTCGTCACCAACTGCAATGACGTGACAGTATCGGCGACCGCGCCCGCGCCTGCCAGCAGTGCCAGCGCTTGCGCCTGCCGGAAGACCATCGAAGCGGTGAGCGCGCCTGCGCCAGCCATCGCCGCAGGCGTCGCTGCCAGCAACGGCAACTCGGTCACAGCCAATGCGCCAGCACCGAGGAACGCCGCCGACAGCAGAATTTGCGCGCCCGCAAACCGTTGCGCGTCGCCGGTCAAACCGCCCGCGCCCGCCAGCACACTTTGCGCTTGCATCCAAGCGATAGACGCACTCGCAAGTGCGCCGCTGCCGCTCAGCACTGCCGGTGTACCCGCCACCAGTACGCGCGCCGTGACCGCCGCAACCGCACCGGCACCAGCCAGCAACTGCGACACTTGGATGTTCGGCGAACTAAACGTAACCGCCAGACCGCCCGCGCCGCCCAACAGCGCCGCCGCCTGCATGCTGGGGAAGAACACCGCGACCGGCACTAGACCGCCGACGCCTGCCAGCGTCACAGTCGGATAGATGACCTGCGCGGCCGTTGCCGCCAGCGCACCGGCACCGGACCAATTCGCCAAGCCCGCTGCAAACTGGATCGTGGCGGCGGACAGTGCACCGGCACCGGCCAGCAGTGCCGCGCCGAGTATCTGATGCGCCGCAGCGGTGTCGGCGGCCAGCGATCCTGCGCCGCTCAGCGCGGCGGCAACCGCCAACCGCTGCGTCTCGAATATCGCCAGTGCGCCTGCACCGGCAAAGCCCGCCGTCGCCACCAGACTGATCGCCGCCGTGGCGGTCAGGTTGCCTACGCCAGCGAACGCCGCCGCGCTCGGCATCTGCATGCTGGCAGTTGCAACAAGTGCCGACGAACCGGCCAGCACCGCCAGCGCCGCGTAAAACTGATCCTCGTTGACGACTAAACCACCGGCACCCGGCAAGGTCGCCCGCCCAGCCAGCACCTGCGTGGCGCTCGCCGTCAGTGCGCCAGCCAGCGCAAACACCGAAGCAGTGGCCAGCCTTTGGCTGGCCGTCGCCGACAACGCACCAGCGCCAAGCAGCGGATCGGGCGTGAACGGGGCCGGGATATGCGTTGCGGCAGCGGCGATCCCGCCAACACCCGCCAGCGCCGCGACGCCAGCCGCTACCTGCGCCGCCTTGCCGGTCAGAGCGCTTGCGCCTGCCAGCAGCGCGGCTGCGCCGTAGAACTGATCCTCGTTGACGGCAATGCCACCGGCACCCGCCAACACTGTCGCCGCCAACATCCGCTGCGTAGCGCTGGCCGCCAGCGCGCCAGAGCCAGCCAGCAGCGCAGCGCCCGTCAGCGGTGCCTTGGTCAGATTGGCAGTGAGCGCACCAGCACCCGCTAGCGCGGCAGTCGCAAGCTGTTGCTGAACCGCCGTCGCCGCCAGCGCCGCCGCACCGGCCAGCGCCGCCGCACCGGCCCACGCTGTCGCTGGATTGACTTGGAATGCGACCGCCGTCACCGCCCACGCCGTGCTGCCACTCATGGTTGGCGCGTAGGTCTTGGCGGCAGTGCCGGTGTTGACTTGAAACGCTAAGCTGATGCCCTGATTGGTTTGGCCGTTGTTAAGAGCGCTGGTGATGTTGCGCCAGCCGTGGCCAGTATCTTCCGTGATCGTATTGCTGCTGCTGGTAAACCCGACAAGCCCGACAAACAGATCATTGCTGACACTGGCTGCGCCTGATGTCGCGCTCGGTGCGGCACTGTTGCCAAAACCAGTTGCCGTGACCGCAGAATCGAGCGGCGTCGTCGCATTGAAATTGGTCGCGTAGAACGCGCAGATGACGTTGTCGCTCGACGACGACTGCGCGGTGTAGGTGATCGACGTGACCACGCCGGTCGTAACCACATACCAGAGAATGGTTGCGTTGGCGGTAGTGTTGTTCTCACGTGCTAACTGAACCTTGGTGTAAGTGCTGCCGAGATTGTCGGTCAGCGCGCCGGTCACAGTACCGGCACCGCCCGCCGCTTCGCCGGTCGCCACGATCAGCAGGACGCCAGCCGGGACGTTGAGGCCGGTCAGCGCAACGGTCGTGGAATTATGCGCGAAGTTCGAGCCGACTGACGACAGTTGCCAACCAGCCGCGAACTGCAACAGTGCAGCAGCAGCGAACGCACCAGAACCGGCCAGCGCCGCCGCGCCCGCCCACGACACCGCGCCGGGCGTGTAGGTGAGAACGATCAGACCTTGCGCGCCGTTGCCGCCTGTCGCAGTGCCGTTGGTGGTGCGCATACCGCCACCACCGCCGCCGCCGTAAAGTCCGCCCGCGCCCGCCGTCGTGGTCGCCGACGACAAACGGGCCGAGCCGCCGCCGCCACCGGGGCCATGCGTCGCATCGAACGCCGTGCCCGCGCCGCCCGGATTGCCGGTCGCAGCATTGACACCCGTGCCGCCCGCGCCGCCAGCCGCGTTGCCGTTATCGCCAGCGCCGCCGTTGGTGTTGCCCGCTACGTTAGTGCTGCTGCTGACACCCGTGAGGCCCGCACCATGCGGGCCGCCTGCACCGCCGCCGCCTGTTGCGACCTGCGTGCTGGTATTGCTGGTGATGGTGCCGCCCGTGCCGCCTAAAGCGGTCGTGCCGCTCGGCGCATAACCGGCAGCCCCAGCCGCGCCGCCCGACGCGCCCGCACCTTGCGTTGCGCCACCGCCGCCGCCGCCTTTGGCACCGACCGCCGTGCCGGTGCTCGGATAAGCCGCCGCGTTAAACCACGTATCGCCGCCAACCGAACCGGGAAATGCGCCGGTCGTGCCCGTACCGCCAGCGCCGCCCGAGCCGATCTGATACTGCGCCGTGGTCGTGCCGGGAACGGCGAAGGCGAAATTGGTGATCTTGGCGTAGCCGCCGCCCGCGCCGCCTGCGGCGCTCTGCGCGCTACTGTTCGCCGATTCACCACCGCCACCGCCACCGGCAGCGATGACTTCGATGCTCGACCCGCTGGTCGTCCAGTTCGCGGGCGACGTGAAGGTCTGTAAGCTGCCGGGTGATGTAGTAAGAAAGGTTTGCGCCAGCGCCGGGATGGCGATGGTCTGCCCGTCACCAAACCATATTTGATTGAACCAGTGCCGCTCGTAGCCTTGCAGTGTCGGAAATTGAATGAACACCAGCCGGTTGGCAATGTGATCGCGCCAAAGCCTGCGCGTAAGCGGCGCAAGCGCATTCTGGCGGGTATAGTCCGCTGACCACGGGCTGGGTCGCATTGCTCATTTAGGCGAGCGTGATTTGCAGCGCGCCAACCGCGATCACCAGCGAGTCACCAACGAGCGGTGTGCGTACCGTGGACAAGTTGCCGAACCACAATGCGTTGGTCGCGGTCGCCAGCGCGGTGTTGTCGATCAGGAACAATCCTGAAATCACCTGCGATGACGAGAACGGCCCGAACGTCATGGCGGCGTTGTTTGATGCCGATCCCGACGATGCCGGGGTGCCTGCTGCGCCGAACGATGGCGCGGCCCGCGCGTAGCCCGAGCCAGCGCCGACTTCCGAGTTCGATGTGCTCGATGGCGCGCCAATCGACAAACCGACAAGCACGCTCGCTGGTCGCGTGGGCGCGGCACCGAGCAACACCCAATCAAGCATCGCCTTTTGCATGTACTGGCAAATGTTCGCCATAGTCTGTGACTCCTATTTGGGCTGGTTCTCGGGGAGACTTTCTTCTCCCGGTTTGAGCAACTTGCCGTCTCGCAAGATGAACACTTGAGTTTCGTCAACGCCGACGCCGCCTTGCCCGGCCGCACCCATGAATCCCTGCGCGGCACTGACTTGTTTGATCCGTTGCAGATGATAGATCGCGACTGGCTTGGTGCCTGATACCAGCGTCCAGCCTTCCTTCAGCATCTGCTGAATCTTGTCTTGCAGGTGCTCGTCGATTTCGATTGTGCGAACGGAAAATTCAATGTCCATGACCTTCCCCCTATTCGGCTGCGAGTTGCAGCGGTGACTTCACTTCGGTAATCGCGGTGTCGCGGATCGCGCCGAGCACGCGCTCGACGCCGATGTCGCTGATGCAAGCCGCGCCGACTTCATCATTGCTGCCGCTCACCCGCTGACAACTCTCTTTGGAATCGTGCAGCAGGTGACACGGCCAGCACGGCACGCGCGCCTGATCAGCGTGCAGCGTGACGGTGTTGCGCCAGTGCTTGGTGATCGAATCGGCCCCGGCATGGCTGACCAGCACGATCTTCGCCATGTCGTGATAAGCGACCGCCCAAGCCGGGCCGGTATCGGGCGCGACCACGATGTCGGCCTGCTGCACCTGCGTCAGCACGCGGCGGATCGGCCATGACGGGTTCACCGTTTCGGGCGACATCGCCAGATGCAAGCCGTCCACCGAGCCATTGGCGCGGCGCACGTGCTCGACGATGACGCTGGCGAGTTCGTGATCCTTGCCGGGCACGCCGGTCATGATCACCGGCCAATGCAGTTCCTTGATGATCCGCGCCACTGCGGTCATGGTATGCGGCCACAGCTTGTCCCAGCGCGATCCGCTCAACACCCACGCGATGTACCGGCCGCCAATCGAGCGCTTGATTTCCAGCGCTTTGTCGATTTCATCCGGCGTTGGATAGAAATCCGGCTTCAGTTCACTGTACGGCACGCCCGCAATGTCGGCGACAGTTTCCAGATAGCTTTGGCCGAACAGCTTGCGACGCGCGGCGGCGGGCCAGTAGAACGCCGTCTGGCTGGCGGCGATGGCGCGTAATCCCTCACAGGTATGCGACAGGTGCACAAAAAATTCGTAGTCGTCGGATCGATCCAGCCAGTAGCTTTGGAACGCCATACCGTCGCCGCCCGGTGTCCCCGACTTCTTCACCGTCAGTTTGTCGATGTGCGGGTTGTTCTCGAAGATGACGTGATACGGCTCGGAGCAGATCACTTCGACCTTGCCGTACTTCCAGCGCAGATACGGCAGCACCGCCGACGCCATGATATTGTCGCCAACCGAGCCGAGCCGCACCACGCAGGCCCAACCCTTGTTCAACTTCGGCTTCGGTTGCGGCAGCCGCGTCACCGCCCATTGCGCCGCCAGCCGCCAATCGTGCGCCGCGCTGTTGATCGGCATCAGATCATCGCCGATGTCGATGGCGTGATCGGCTGTCGCGCACAGCATATTGAAGGACAGCACCGGGCCGCCGTTCGGATCGGGATTCCAGATCGGCGTCGGGCACCACCACAGCCGATAACCGAGCGTGGCGATTTTCTTGATCAACTCAGCCGATTTTTGTTCGCGGTCGTTCTCGACCCACAGCAGCGGCTTGAATTTGTTGATCGTCTCTAGCGCGCCGTCGATAACGTCGCACTCCATGCCCTCGACATCCATCTTGATCAGGTCGAGGCGGTCGAACTCGCGGCAGTATTCATCGAGCGTGAGTTGCGTGACATGGATCGCATCGTCATCGACCACAGCCAGCGGCGTGACTGCCGCCGCGCCCATATTGATGCTCGGCGCGTCAACATTGAGCGGCATGATCGCGATGCGGTCGCGCGACCTTGCACCGACCGCGCAGTGATTGAACCATGCCGGCCGGTTTTTACTGTTGCGCTCGACGTTCTCTTGCAGCAGCGCAAAGATTTTCGGCTGCGGTTCGAACACATGCAGTTCGGCAACCTTTTGCGCCAGCGGAACGCTGATCGCGCCGATATTCGCGCCGACTTCGAGCACGACCGAGTCGCGCTCGACCAGACTGAGCAGCTTCTGCACTTCGGCTTCGCTGTATTCGCCGGTCTTCACCAGCGCATTGCCGATATAGTAATCGTTGTCGTAGACCGTGAACGTGCCGTGCTTGCACGGCACTGTTTTCAAAGCCATCACGTCCCCCTATTAAACAGTCAGAGCGTCTGTCGCCATGTCCACTTCGAGCACAGTATTGCCCGCGTAGGTGCCGGTGCTAGTCCATTTGACGCGCCAACGCGGACCGATCAGACCGGACGTGGCGGTGTTGGCGGCCAGCGCGCCATCGGTCGGCGTCGCCTGCGTGGTGATCACCGTCGCCGATGTCAGATTGAACAGAAAGCGCGCCGATGCTGTAGTGAAATGGAAATTACAGACATCGCACCATGTCACGCCGCCGTCGATTGATGTTTGCACCCACGCATCTATCGTAGTACCGCCCGAACCATAGGCCAGCTTGCCCTGAATCAAGGCATTGTTCGGCACGGCGTGCCGACCTTCTACCTGCAACACCGGCCCGACCTGCGCTGCGGCCGGTGTCGTTATTGTTTGTGTGATCAGCCCGACCATTTACTTGGTCCGCCACGTGCCAGCGCTGAAGCAATAGAACTGGGTGACGCCGAGCGCGACCGTGAGCGAGAATGCGCCGTTCTGCGCCAGTGCATTGATACGGTCGCCGCCCGTTACGCCGCCCTGCGCCTGCGACGACGGCCACACGTTGGCGGCATTGGTTGCCGCGTCGTTGACCACAATCATGCACGCGCCGGGGATCGCTGGCGGCAATCGCACGCTATCACCAGCGGCAGCGACCGTGGTGATGCGGTTCTGCTGGTTCATCAGCAGTTGCGCGCCCGCCTGCGTGTTGTTCGGTGACGGCGACGCGGTGATGTTGTCGAGCGCTGAGCCGTAAAACTGGGTGTTCTGCGCTTGATACTGATTGGCAATCGCAGACTTGCCCTTCATTCGGTCTTGCAGACCAGAAATCATGATCGTGACTCCTATTTCCCGGCCAGCTTCTCAGCGTCTTCGCGACTGAGCGGTTCGTCGTTGAGCCTGCGGCCTTCGATGACGTTGAACTGACCTTTGCTGACCTGCACGATGAAACGATCACCGGGCTTGGCGGCGGCTTCGCGGTGCACGACTTGCACCCGCTGCGGATAGACTTCGATGAATCCGGCACTCGACAACGCGCGGCGATTGGCCAACGGAATCGAGCGCACTTCGTCGGCGCTCAAATGATCGCCAGCCTTCATGCGCACGTTGCCGCGCGTGAAGCCCATGCGAATCCGTGCGCCACCGATGTCGGTTTCGGCGATGTCGAGAGGCATGTTATGTCTCGCTTGAAAAGTGGGAACGACGCGCGTGGCGTGCTCGGGGGAGGAGTCCGGCGCGCGCCGTCCACCAATGCAGTAGCGTGAGGGGGACGGGGGGCGACTACTGCACGATGCCGCTGAAGTGGTAGCCAAGATCGGCACCGATCACGAGCATGTCGAACGCCATCTCGCCTTCGGTCCGTATCGTTTCCAGTCCGAGCCACGGCATCGGGATTTGCGCGACCCGAACGCCCATTGAATTGACGCCAGTGAAACCTGACCACGGGAAGATGTAGCCCGCTGACGGCACCATGATGCCCGGCTCTGGCGCAGCGTGAACAAACAACGCGTCCTTCGACGCAACGAAGGAATACGTTGGTGCAGTCACCGAACCTGCGCCGCCGACCGCTTGCTCGGGCGTGGAATTGTAGACCGCCTTGGACACCACCAGCCGATCAACATCGAAACTCGCCGCCAGCAGTTCCGGCGTGATCTTCGAGGCGTCGGCGCGGGTCGTGTATTTGATACGATCTACCACTAATGGATGCTTGCGCAATCCTTGATACACCGGATAGGCGAGCAACCCGCAGTTGATTTCGAACCCGGTGTTTTGCAGCACCGTGGTCTGCGCCTGCGCGATGTCGGTGTACGGATCGCCGCCCGCGTCATCGTTCCAGAATGCCGGTGCGCCCGATCCGGGCGTACCGCCAGCCGTGCCGGTGATGTCCGTTCCCCACACACCGTTGGTGAGAAACTTCTGCATGAAGATGCGATCCCGTTTGATCAGCAACTTTTGCATGCAGAACTTGGTGGTCGCGATGTCCATGTTGACGGCCGGATCGGCATTGCGCCGGGTCTGCCCGCCAAGGTCTTTGTGGTACGCCCACACGTTTGCCGAATAGCTGTTGGTTGACAGGTTGAACCCGCCACCGACCGACTCGGCCGTGTCGGCACGCTCTTGCGCCTCGTCACGGTAGAAATCGTCTTTGCTGAACATAAAATATTTGTCGGTCTGATGCTCGACCGGCACGTTCGCAAAGACCTGCTCCGCGACATAGTGCGTTTGATCCTGAATGTAGGCGGTTGCGATTTGCGTCAACGCAGCCTGCACGTGGACCTGCTGAACAGTTGGTTGGGGCATAGTCGTGATCCTTTCTGTGCCTGCTGCTTAGCCGTTCGGCGTGTAGACCAGCATGCTGATCAGTTGGTTGGCGGCGGTCGCCGATTCCAACGCCATCCCGACCTTGCGGTTGGTTGAAGTCTGAGTGATGGCCCTGCCGTTGGTGTCAGCCATCAACTCGGCACCGGCCGTCACCGCAGCGCCAACAACGACCTTGGTGATACCGCCGATTGCGACATCGGCGGCTTGACCCTGCGCTGGCGAGTTCTGCAAGACGCCATAGCAAACTGCGCCCTGCGTGGTTTGCAGCGACACGGTGCGCGACCCTGACAAAAACACCAGCAGGAATTGGCCCGAGCCTTGTGGCCCGAACAATGCGGTGCCGGGATTCCACAGGTTTGCACCCGCGACACACTGCGCACCGTCTTTTTGGAGAGGGGCTTCTGTCGTCATGACTGTGATCCTTTCTTAACGGTGCGCTTAGGCGCGGCCCGACTCGCGCGCTTCTTGAATGCGCAATGCTTTGTTCGCCGGGTCTTGGTAGACCTTGGCGAAGGCTTGCTCCGACGTGAGATTGCTGTCGGGATGATCTTTCAGATATTTCTGCGCCAGCGCGCTGAACTGGTCATAGGCAGTGGTCGCGCCGCCGCCGCCGCCGCTGGCCCCGATTTCTCTGAACGCGCCCGCTTCCTTGGCCGCCGTCCAGCCTGCCTTGGCGTGCGCCAACAGCTTGTCGGCCGCTTCGGGATCGACCTTGGACAGCTTTTGCAGCGTCGCGCCTTCGGATGCTGGAAGCCCGGCCTCGACCGCACGCTTGGTGAACGTGGCAAGCTGCGTCTCGTCTTCGAGTTTCTGCACCCGCTTGATGGCATCTTCGCCAGCAGCGATCTGCTTGCGCACGGCTTCCGGCAACGCCTTGAACGCTTTCTCGCGTTTCTTTTCGTCGTCGTCTTCTTCATCTTCTTCTTCTTCTTCGTCGTTGCCGTTCTCTTTGCGTCGCGCCTTGGCCATCTCGGCGATGGCTTTCAGCGCGTCTTCCTCACTCGCGTCTTCAGCAAGACCGAGTGCCTTCAGAATTGCCGACATGGGGAGTTCTCCTTGCTTGTCGGTGGGTTGCTGCAAGACTCGGTCGCCAAGCAGCGGTGATACGTGTTCGTGGAATTGCGCGAACGACTTCGCCAGCATGTCTTCGCGATCCGCTTCGCCATCGTCGTTGACGATTGACTTCACCGATTCGGCTAAGCCGGACAGCGCACCGTCGAATGCTTCATTAGCGCTGACCTTCGGCTCACGCCGGAACAGATCGGTGAAATAAGCGGTCAACCGCTCGCCGAGCGTCTTGTCGGCGGATTTGTCGGCGGACTTGTCGGTGCCGTCTTCGCGTTTCATCAACATGATGTGGACTCCTTCACCAGCGCCGCGATCAACCGAACTCACTTCGTCGATCTTCAAGCGCCGCAAAATGTTCGGCATGGCTAACCCTTTTGCACGTGGTGCTCGACCATCTTGGCGTGCACGTAAGTCGCGCGCTGACGGCCGATGCCTTTGTGGTTCTCACAGATGATTGTTGCCGTCGCCAACGCCATCGCGTGCATGACTTCGCGCACCGAATTGCGCGGCCAGTCATTGGTCACGTCGTCGTAGACGCGCGCTGCAAGTTTGCGCACGCGCTCAACACGCGCTTCCGGCGTCCATAATTGTTCTGACATTTTCGATTTTCAGTAGTGCTCACGACGGTAGCGCGATATGCGCCAGTGCTGAACTGGAAGTGTCTAGTCTCCAAATCCTGTAGGGTTTACAGGACTGATTGTGCGGACAGGGTTAAGGGATTCCCTTTGCGTCAGTGTTGACGCCGTGAGCACTATTCCTTGTGTTCGGGTCAGCCGAGCGCGATCCCCGACGCTCGGCTGAAAGCCTCGACCGGCCTTATGGTCGTTTGCAGTGCAGCCACTTGGCGGCGATCTGCTGGCGCGCCGCATCGAGCGTCAGCTTGCCATCGCACACCGCGCGATGCAGCGCCGCCTCGTCCACGTCTTTGACATGCGCCGAGCACGGATCGGTCACGTCCCAAAGCTGCGGCCACAGATTGCCGGGCGCAGTCGGATGACCGCCCAGCGCCAGCGGAATGAAATGATCTTCCTCATAGTCGCTTGATTTGCCGGGCAGACCGAGCGCGCGCATCTGCGTGAACTTCAGCGTGTTGGTGTAGCTGGCGGGCGGCCGTATCGTGTCGGTCCAGTTCGGCACGCAGATCGTGGTCGCGATAGTCACCTGCGTCACATTCGGATTGTAGACACCGGGCAAAATCAGTTCAGTCCCGAACGCCACCACGACACTGAGCAGCGAAATAAACACGATCATCAGCGCCAGCATTAGCTGGTCGATCACGTCCAACTTCGTCCACACCAGACGGCCAGTTGGATCGCGCATGAAGATCATTGCGACGGCGGCCACGGCGCGCCACTTGTGAGCACGCACAGAAAGAACACCGCGATCCCGATTACAGCACCGATCACGATGGCGGCGGCGGCACAATAAAGCATCGCACGTGATCCTTGGCCGGGTCTGGTGCAAAGCAAGCGTGATAGTGACCGTCTGGCGAGTACGGCAGTGCACGTTTCTCAGGCACGAACTCGGGCGGGCCATACATATTGCCGACGCGATAGCCGCCCGGCACTTTCTCAACAGCGTCTTCGTCAAGCTGGCTGCAATCGTTCGGCCCGCAACACCACATGCGACTGACCGGATCGGTCAACTGCTTGTCGCTGATCCACTGCTCGCCTTCGTGGCCCCAAGCCCACGTCAGCAGCACGAACACCACGATCACATAGATCACGGCAGCAATCAGAAGCGACCACAGCAGCGGACCTAATCGCATCGCTTGCGCCGGGGCTGCCGCCGAATGCTGTTGTTCAACTGGTTTTGCTGGCTCTGCCACCGCGCGAACCGTTCGGGATCGAACCAGCGCTTGCCGATCAGCTTCAGGCCGCGCTCGTGCTTGCAATCTTCGACATAGCCGCGCAGCCATGCCGCTGCATCGCGAAAGCGCGGCATATCGTCAGACATGAATGCCTCGACCAGTTGCGCGAGCATGGCATCGCGCTGATCGATCTTGCCCGGTGCTCGCACTTCACCCTCATTTAACTTGCCACCATCCGCCAATTCGCATGATGTTGCGCGCCCAGTCGTGCAACTCGTATTCGATCTGCGCCTTGCTCTGCCGGTGCGGGGCATGTTTCGTTTTCGCCGCACCCGACAATGTCCGCCAGCCCTTGTCGGTCAACAGCCAGCGGCCGTGCACTTGCTCGACGTAGCCGTCGCGCGCCAGTTCAGCGATCCGTTTTTCGGTCGCTATTTCCTGATTGTTGCGCGGCTGCGGCAGCGTCGTCATCAGATTTCTTTTTTCCTTTCGGTGGAATGATGATCAGACCAACACCATCCTCGACAAACCGGCTCATTGCATTAACTCCAAATGCCATGTCGGATACTCGGCACCTTCGGCGCGCGTTGCCATCCCTACTTTGAACTTCGCGCCACGCTGCACGATAATTTCGCGCTCGGTGCTGCCCTTGACCAATGTTGCCGCCGATCCCTTCGGCAAGTTAATTTCTAACAGTTGCACAGGCTGACCGGCATATTGCCGCGTTTCATCCATGTGAAACTCTACCACTTTAGGATCGAGCGTCGCCGATGTGAAACCTTTATCTTCAATGATCGCACCCGGCACCATCTGCCCCAGCACTTCCGGTGGCAATGCCGCCGCACGATACACGGTGACATCTTCCGGCAGACGCGGCGCTTCGTTGATTTCTTTGGTTAGTTCTTTGGCGATTGTTTCCTGCTCGGGATCGAGCACGAACTCGCCGCCAACATGACCACGGCGCAAGCTGAGATTGACATCCTTGCCGACATTGCTCCCGGCATAGCGTGATACACCAAACCGCCCGTCATCGTGCATCCCGAACTTTGCGCCGTGCGGCGGATAACCGCCGCCTAATCGCGCGTAATGTTCAGCGGGTGACTCGGCTTCACCACCGCCGCCACCGCCGCTCGTCCAGCGCCCGTGCGCGTCGCGCGGCTCGCTCGGGTCGTAGACTTTTTCTGTTTCTTCTTCCACGAACAGATCGAGTGAACATTCGCAGTTCGGATGTAATGGCGGCGCATCACCGGCATCACTGCCAAAATCATCATCCAGATCGATCACGCCTTCAGCGGCAGCGTCTTCGCAAAGCGGACATGGGTTTGGTCCCAGCGTCCATACTTTTTGAACCGCTAACCCTTCGGCTGCTGCCTGCCGACCGGCTTCGAGCACGCCTTGGCTCTGCGCCATGTTCATTTCGGTCCGCGCAATCATCTCAGCGCGGTCATCCGAAAACACTCCGGTATCGGTGATGTGATCGGCCAGCTTGTCCACGTCCATATGCGTGGACGCCGCCAGTTGAATCTCTCGTCGCAATACACCGCGCGTCGTATCGGTGATCACCCAATCGGCATCCGGGTTATCGACCAGATTGCCATCGGTGTCGTAGCGCTTGCCCACCAACTCAGCGCCACGGCTGGCGGCGTAATCGACCGCTTCGGTGTGACCGCGCAACAGCAACGCGTTCGGGTCGTCAAGATCGATCTGCTTCAGCGTCGAATGCAGACTGCTGACGTAGCCCGCTGCTAGCGCATCGGCGATGTCGCGCATCGATGTCGGCGACGGATCGGTGATCGAATCATCAACCACATCATCGATCCACTGCCACAGCGGCGTATCACCTGCCGCTTTGGCAATGTCGCGTCTGGCCCACTCGTTGTGCAGATTATGCAGCAACTGTTGCTGCCAGCGCGCGAACTGACGCCGCATCACGTGATAGATTTTAGCGGCAGCGTGCTCAGCGAAAAGGCGGGCGCTTGATGCGCTCACCTTTCTCTTTCTTGTCCACGCTCCAATTAGGCGGCGACCCGTCATCGATTTGCTCGAAGGGCACCGACGAGCCGCCGATTGAAAACTCCGGTAGCAGTCCGCGCTTGTGCGCTTCCCACAGTGCCGGGTCTTCAATTTTATAGCCTGCGATCCAGCCGATCTGATCGTCTTCCTGCTTCAGCTTAAAAGCCTTCATGAAGTCAGGCGTGGTCAGAAACGACATCACCAGCTTGCCGGTGCCTTTGACGCTGTGCATCACGCCGTGGTCGCGCGATTCCAGCATGTAGTTAAGCACCGCGTTTTCCAGTTCGCTGATCGGAATGATGTCGCCCTGCTTGTCGATGATGTAGTTGCCATCCTTGGCAACCACCGACGCCCAGCCGAAGATCATCTGCCGTTCCGGCTCGGCTTTCTGCACCTTCAATCGCAGCGACCAGCGCTTCTCGGTGCCGATGCTTTCATCGCCGCCGCCCGAGCCGCCGTAATCCGGTTGCTTCTGCCGCGCCGCCGCCGCCATGATCGCCAATTGGCGTTCTTTCTTGCGATCCCCGCGCGCACTACGCAGCGCCCGGTCGTTGCCCAATGCGGTTTGCTGGTGCGTGGACTGGCCGGTCGGCTGCTTGATCACTTCGCAGAATAGTTTTGCCGTACCACCGCGATGCTGACGGAATACGCCGTAGCATTGACCGAGCGCTTGATCCTGCGTCTTGCCTTCGCCGACCACCTGCTTCACGCAGCGTGAAATGAAGTCGCTTTGCTTCTCCCCTGCTCGCGGTGTCGGCATGATTGATTCCTTCGCTGCGTCGATCCGTCAGCCCACCGGCAGTTGCTCGGCGTGTAGTCACCATCAGGATCGATGCGGTCGAGTGATGTCTTTGACGGGCGTTCGCCCATATCGGCTAAGAAGTTTTCGAACCGATGCCAGCGCTTGCAAACTTTAATGCCGCGACCGCCGTAGCGCTTCCAGCTTGGATCGCGTCGATTGCGACAGCGCCCCAGCATAGACACCCACGTCACATAAGTTCGTGATCGCGCGCCGCTGTGGAAACGGTTGTGACCATGACGCGGCGTTGGACCGGGATGCTCGGCTTTGCGGCAACCGCATGAAACGATCAGGCCGCGATCAACGTGTGATTTGCGTATGACTTTCTTGACGCCGCAGTCGCATCGATAAAGCCAATAGGCGTTGTGATTTGCGTGGTGGACATATCGCAAAGGTGTGAGCATCGCCAGATGCTACAACAGAAGTGTGACCTGCGTCACAGCTAATCGGGAATTTTCCCGTAGGCTTCGCGATCACTCACCAAACTGGGAGTCGGTCAAATGAGGGTCTTCGCCGTTGTCGCTATTCTCGCGCTTGCTGTCGGCATCACGCTGACCAGTTCGCACAAACTGTTCGATGATCGTCCGATCCAGATCAGGACCGATGTGATCGACGACACGCCGCTGCATGTCCACTTGCGGGTCGACCACGGTCGATTGCCCGACGCGCCGGTCGAATAGCTGTGGATAACTCACCGGAACAGTTGTGGCGCTGAAAGCGGTGTGATCTGTTCCTAGCGCTCGGTGGGGCACGAACCGTAGCCCCAAATCTAAGTCAAAGCCGGGATCGGGTTTCGGGACTTAGGTCGCCTTGGCTGGCGGCAGTCAACTCGGAACGATTTCGACGGCAAGCGTCCCACCGGGCACCTTCTGACGAGCAACGCAGCTTTCCCTAAAGGACTGGGATTGACACACCCGGTCCTTTTCCCATTTCAGAACTCCACATCATTGCCGTCGATAGTGAAGCCTTCACGGCCGGGTGCCATCAGCCGGACCGGCGCTTTGCCGCCATTGGTCATGAATTGCATGCCCACTGCTTTGGCTTCGCGGTCGAGCGCTTCCAGTTCCTTCGGATCGGCCCGGCGCACCGCTGGCGGCTTGTACAGATCGATCTTCGGCGGCGGGATCGGCGACAGTCCGCGCAGCATCCGCAGCCGGTTGTGCCGTTCGCGGAACATCGGTGACAGCTTGGCCCAGTTCGCTTCCTCGTAGCTTTGGCCGTACTGCTCGGTTTCCTGCTGCTGCCGCTCGGTCAGGCGCGGCTGATCGCGCTTGACCACTTCGACGAGGCCGCCCGAATAGGCGAATTTGCCGTCGTCTTCAGCGGCTTGCTCCACTGCTTCACGTGGATCACTCGGGTGAGATTCTGCGGCGTGCAACTCTTGATATTCTTCGGCAATGCCGAGCAGCGCCTTCAAGCGCTCAAGCCGCCGCCGTTCCTTCCGCGCTTGGCTCGCCATAGATGAACCTTTTCACTCTGCCCCGCCCGCCCGTGAACCTGTTGGCTTCCTTCAGCAGCGGGATGATGCCGATGTCTACCCGCGACACATTCATCGTCTCGTGGAAGCGATTGTTCGCGGCATCGAGCGCCAC